CTCAGATATCAGGGCTACCTGTTGCTTGCGAACCGCATTCTCAAGACCTTTGTACTCTCTGCGTAATCTTGTGTAAACAATTTCTAAAGCAGGCTGACGGAAGATAGAGTTAACTTGCTTATCCATTGCTTCAAGAGTAAAGTTTTTAAAGCGGCTCCATCCACCTTCTTGTTCTTCTCCTTCAAAACCAGGGAAGTTAAGGCGAGTGTTTATCTCACCAGTAGGCTGATGGTCAACTGTTGCTTTTTCAAAGTCGGCAAAATCAATACGACCAATGGCTTTCTCCCATTTGTTCTTAATGGTAAAGCCTTTACGAGCTTCTTCTTCATTAAGGTCAAACCTATGCTCGTTAATAAGGTTCATTAACTTCTGATTGTAAGCATCTTTGCCGCCATGAAATACTAGGCGTAGGTCTGCAAGCATGGTCTCAATATGAATTCTTGCAATCTCAACATCACTTAATCCTGCTTGGCGATGGTAAGATGTGTATCCAAATTCATTTACAAACTTATGTAGACGTTCTTCGTTCTTAACCTCAAAGTCAATAGAGTCTTTATATTCAACTCCTACATCTTTAAGGAGCATCTTTGTAGCGCGTTCCATGTCATCCGGGTAACCGCTACGAATACCCTTGTTAGCAAAGAATGCTTCTACTGGACTGAAACGTTTGCCGGCAATATCTACTGTGTTATGGGCAAAACGTAGTAAGAAGTTATCAAAGTGAGCAAGAGTTAGCCACCTATTGTTTACTTTCTTTAAGTCAGCAACAGAACGTTTATCAAAATTTCTGGTTATATCTATACCAAGGTCTTCAGACGCTTTATCTATTGCGCTTAAACTAAACATTGGATTCTTAAACTCATCTGCTGCAAACTTGCCAGACATGCTGGTACGTGCAGTCAAAGCACTAACTTGCCCATCCATAAAGTGTGGGCTGTACATCATTGCTTCAATAATATGTTGCTTGTCTGCTGTTTTAGCTCCGCGGAATATGCTATCCCAAGCACGTTGAGCAGTTGCTGCTCGGATTTGTAGATGAGATAGTTCTTCTATTGAAACATCCCTGCCTAATTTACTAGATAGTTCAGCAGCAAGGTCATCTATAATCTTTTGGCGGTCAGCAACAGTAAGATATTTACTTGGGTCTCCCTTGCCAAATGCTTTATGAAACATCCGACGGGTTATTCCAGTAGATTCTGGAGAACCTGCAAACATACTGAGGACTCTGCCCTCTTTGCGTCCACCACCCATAAGAAATCTTGATACATCTTCAACAGGTGCTGTTAATAAAAATTGAAATATTTCATCTGAAGAACCGCGAATACCAAGGCGTGGGAATAATGTACCCCAAGCCCAGAAATCTGTATATTCTTTTACAAGTTTAGATTTATGTACGCCATCTAAAATATCTGGAATAGTAGTATGGGTAATTTTACCTTCTTTTATTCCTTTAACTGCTTGCTTATAGCCAGCAATTGCTTTCATGTGGTCAAGCGCTATTTCGTCCAAAGAACCAATAGCATCTGTTAATTGAAACGGATGAATAGCACCACGGTTTGGTACAACAGCAACGTCATTATTCCATTGAACGCTGTGTTTGCTCATAACTCCAGCAAGTTCATTGCTGACTTCTGTAACAGGAGTAGTACCAAAACCACCACGGTCATTGAAAGTTCTATCAAGTACCTTAGTAATAAAGTTTTTTCCTTGCTGAATTCCTTCTAATCCGGCTTGTTGCATCCGTGCTGCATACATATTTCGAACAAAAGCAATTTGCTCATCTTTAGATGCTTCACGATATAACTGACCTAAAACTTCTGCCATGTCTCTTGGAACAATCATACGCAAACGACCAACCAAAGTTGGCAAAGTTTTGTAAGCGTCTTCTCCGTATAGGATTACACCGCGTCCTGCGTTACGAGCGGCAAGGTTACCAATTCTAAACCCTAATCTTTGAAGACGACTAATGTCTTTGTCGTATTTAGTTAAGTCAGCAATAGCTGGGTTAACACCTTGGTCAGCAATCTTACCAACTTGAGCAAGAATTTCAAACGCTTGTTTACCTTGAGCTTGCAATTCTTGTACAGTTTGACGAACGCTGCTTTTTCCTACTATAGGATTAAACATAGCATCAGCAACAGCGGCTATACCGCCACTTAAATGACGTTGATTACGTGCGGTTGCTACACCATTGCGATAGAAAGTAGTACCGTCTACGCGACCAGACCCTAAAAGGCTGGTGTTTTTAGCATTTTCAAAAAACTTCTGTGCGCTGGCAGCATCATAAACCTGATGTTCTTTGCTTGCCATAGTTTCAATGGTAGGAATATGGTAATAACCAGGGGCAACTTCTTTAATTTTATTAAGAGCAACAGAGCGTTCGGCTGCTGTCTTGGCTTCAGCATATTGCTTGATAGCAGGACCGGCAGAATTGTTCCATAATTGTTGTACTGTTGGTTCTTTAAATACATCAGCAACACCTTTTTCAAGGTTGTTGTTAGCAATAGAAGCCTTTAGGCTTTCATTTAACTTTGCACCTAGCATAGGTTCTTTAGAACCACCCATGGTTAGGTAAGTTAGTGGATCAATTAAAACTTGATAAAGTCCATCAATAGCACCAGATGCTTTGTTTTTAAAATTTTTGTTAACTTCATAAACTTGCTTTTTGTAAGCAGCGTCTGTCTGACCAACCATTTGATAAACCTTAGGAGGTTGACCCATGATTGCTCTAGTTAGTTTAGCAACAATACTTCCATTACCTTGCTGGGTTGCTTCATTGTAATCGTATGCTTGACGAACAGCAGAACGACCAGGAGCAAATCGAGCCATCTTAACAGCGTCAATAATTGGAGTAAAATACTTAGGGTCATCCAAAGATGAAGCAATAGCGTTAAACAAATCAGGACTAGGTTGTCCGTTGTTGTAACTTGAAAGTATTTCACCAAATGAATTACCGGCAACAATACCTTTGGCTACTGCAATATTGGCTTCGCCGTATTGGTCGGTAAGTTTTTGTAAGTCATTAGGGTTGTATAAATCTTTACCGTTGTGAGCAACGCTCCAAGTTTTACCAGAAAATAAAGGTTGCTTGGCTGTGGTTGTTTCAAAAGTAGCACGACCAGGGGCATTAATTAATTTGCTGTATTCACCAGCAAGGGCATAACCGCCAACACCAACAGGGCTAAGCACGCCTTTCCAAGCAGCTTTACCAAGGTTAGCAATATCTGTCCAAAGACCAGGCTTTGGTTGCATATACTTTTCGTTAGGAAAAACAGTTTTAAGTTCTAGTTTAGCCTGAGGGGCTAACTTGCCATACTCTATACGAGCGTGGTCGGTATCTAACTTGCGTAAGTCCATACCTTTTTTGTACGCAAAAGAAACTTGTTCAACTATGTTTTGTTCTTGCTGGGTTGCTCCAGCATTCTTCAAAGCATTGTAAATGTCTGGCGATATTTCGGCTACTACCGGTTTGATTGGAGGTAACTCAGCCATTAGTTACCGCTATCTGCGAGCCTACGATACAAAAGTTCTGCCATTCCAGAGTCATCAAATTGTGCTAGCCGACGCATAGTCATGCTAGGAGTGCTCTGAATATTAGGCAGAGATGGCATTGCTTCAGAGCCAGGACCAGGACCTATGTTAACGCCTGTAGTAATTGGTTCATTAGGACGCATAGTTGGTGCACTTAATGGAACTAATTCAGGAGCAGGAACAGAAGTAACAGGATTACCTGCTAATGGAGCAGATTGCTCATTAGCCATATTCTCTCCACCTTTGCCATAGCCAAGTCCAGGCATGTATTTAGGTGCTTGAGTATTAACAGGTGAACTCATACCTTCAGTTGGTCCGCCATCGGTACGCTTTGATAAAGCACCTGGACCAGATACTGGAGCGGGGGTTCTTGGTTGGCGATAACCGCCTTGTTGTCCTGCCATTAGTCCTCGTCCTCATCTAATAAATTTTGGATATCGTTTTCAGTTGGGGCTTTATATGAAACCCAATCAGGAAAAGATTCTTTTGTTGCTACAAGCCACAGCGCATCTTCAGATTTAAAACCTGCCTTGCGTAAAGCTTTGTTATATTCATGTAGCCAAATACAGTACATCTCTAGCGGGCTGTAAGATTCATCGGCAACTGTCTTTGGTTTTGCTATTCTTCTTCTTTGAGTTGCCATGATTTACTCCTAACCTACTTGACGACGATTAATTGTTCTTACGCTTGCGTTTGCTTTACCGCTTGCATTCATGCTGCTAAGTAAGCTTTGTAATTCTGGTCGTTGGGATTGAATTCCTGGTCCTCTAAGTGGTGGACCTTCTGGTTCTCCTTGACCGATAGGGGTTTCTGAAGGAGCGCCTCCTACTGGCATACCGGGAGCAGAAGGGACGGACGGCTGCTCAACCGTTTGTTGCATACCAGCAGGAGGATTCTCGGGTGCGAAGACTTCTGTAATAACGTCTTCGAGTACTCTTCCACGCTGGCGTTGCTTGATAACTTCAGCAACTCTGGTAATAATTAGAGTTGGGTCTTGTCCTTGGGCAGCCATTTGCGGAATTGCTTGAGTGTAAGCCTGAAGTGCACCCATCAAAGATGAGCGCAGGTCTTCAGTTTCAATCTTCTCTTGCTCCAATGTAACGTTGACATTAAATGGCAATTCACGCATAGCCATGTCTTTGGAGATTAGTTTTCCGCCCAATGCCTGCAACATAAAAATAAGTCCTTGTGCTGGGTTAAGACCAGCAAGCATGCCATAGCGAACATCAGCAGAGTAGTCTTGCTTGATATCCTTGCTTGGCAAATATGTAATTGAGTATGGGGAACCAGCATCAGTTCCACGAATAGTCTTTTCTTCGTTGAATATCTTCTCATCTACCTCAAAGCAAAGAGAGATAACATCTCGCAATGCGGTAGTAAAGATAGCTTGAGCAGATTTAATCTGGCTGTCGAAAGCGCCCATAAGGGCTTCAACTCCTGCACCAGTAACGATAGATGCCTTCATGTTTCCACTGCGTGCCTCTGGATATCGGGCACCCATACGAAGTTCTTCGTTTAATACTTGCTGCTCATTAAATGCGCCGGCTGGAATTTCCAAAGCAACACGACGTACACCTTGTGGGTTAGCAGTACGAATAACTGCATCTCCACCAAGTTGTAGTTCTTGTACATCGTTAGGCAATACGATTGGTGCTTGAACGGATTTCTCTGCGGCTTCCATAGCCATAAGAGCAAATCGGTTACGCAGTAACTGAATACCTAGCACGTCGTCGAATTGTCCACGTAGTTCGCCATCAACGCTTGGACGCTTTGCAATGATAACCATCATCTTACCCAGTGGGTTAGGTGCTTGGCTCAATACAAAGTTAGAGCGGGATGGTAAATAAAGAACGCTTTGGTCTTTATCGTAGTACCTAATCATTTCAAGCATGCCGTTCATATCTTGCTTGTAACCACTAGGTCCTAGGATTTGGCGTTCAAAGTCAGGGAACTGGGCGACCAGTTCTCCTAGCGTCATCGAGTAACGCTTAACAAAGGCTATGCACCGACCGTAGCGATCAAACTCCGGATAAGCTCCGACTGGGTTTTCTAGGCGTATGCGTGGCAGCTTTGCTTCCTCGTCCAGTTCAATAATGAAAGGGAGGAATCCATATGTAACAAACATGTCCGCACCATTGAACATGTTAACTTCCATCTCTGAATGACGGAAGTAGTTCGAGGCGATGCGAGTACGCTTATCTGCAAAGGTACGGGCACGGTCTGAAGTTTGGTTAACTGCCGAGCAATTAATTGCTGGCAGAGGTGCAATCATTTCCGCAAGGTCGCGGGCAACAACGTCAATGAAGTTGGCGACTACGTTCTGGTCAATACCATCTGGAAAGAAGTTAGGGTAGACTTGTGAAATCTTTCCCTGACGTACCATCTGGACGTCTTGATTACGCATATCACGTGAAGTGTTGCGATAGCGCAACGACTGTACACGTGATATTACTTGTGGAATTGTTAACATCTAGTTGTCCTTATTTGTTTTTAGTAGAACTTGGTTTAATAATAGGAGTCTTTAATACCAATCCACCAACATTTGCAATTGACATATTGTTTGCTACATCCGAATGACCACCAGCATGGTGCCCACCTAGGATGCCAGGCTTAGATAATGATTGTGCTTTGCGAATTTCTACGTCAGCTTGAGCAGCACGGGCATCAACTTCACGACGAGCTGATGCTTCGTTCATTGGGTTTGCTACTCTAGGAAGAACATAAGAACTTGATTGTGATTGCTTGTATTGTCGGTTTGCTGCGCCTGTTTGTTGTTTAGCATCTAAAACGCGTTGAGCATTAGCACGACGTTGAGCAGCACGGGCAGCAAGATTTTGTTCTTCTCTAGTTTTAATAATACCTTGAGGTGCGTTCTTTGGAGTAACGTTTGTGGCTACTGGACCTTTATCTTGACGTGCGGTTCTTTGCTGAACTACGTTTTTAATATCTCGAGCAGTTACACCAACACCAGGACGTCTAACGTTAGCACCTGGCTTAGAAACAATACCGCCTAGTTCTGTACGTGTACTTGTTCCGCTATTAGTGGTACCACGTGATACTGGCTTAGGGGCAGCCTTAGCAGTTAAAGATTTTGCCAGACCAGCTTTGGCAGCAGAACGTTTTTCAAATGCTGCTTGAGCAACTTGTCCTGGAGTTTTCTTACCAGCAAAAGAAGCAATCTTTTGTACAGGTTGTTTAATAGACACCTGTGCGCGTTCGCGTGAAGATAAACCAGTTCCGGAATTTACTCTTAATATTTTGGCAGGAGCAGGAGCGTTAGTAGGACGGCGCCCTACTGTTGCCTTAGCAATTGCTCGCGCTTGAGATGGTGTAACTTTAGCCATAGTTATTTGTTCTTTGTAGAGGTACGTTTGATGATAGGAGTCTTGACTGTAAAGCCACCTAGTTTAATAGCAGCCATGACATCTGAGTGACCGCCAGCATGCTGTCCACCTAGGACACCGCCTGCACCTTGAAGGGTTGATGTTTTTGACATAACTTCACTGCCTAGCTGATAACGTTCTGCTGGTCCAGGACCTCTGCCTGCTTCTTTAGTAACAGATGGACCTTCTTTTTGAACAATACGAGCCGCGGTTGCCATTTGATCTTTACGAAGAACATTTGTTGTTTGACCAGGTCTAACGTTTGCTTGAATTTTTTTTGCAACATTTTGAACAGCTTTACGTTCTGCAACATTTGCAGCAGGAGCTTTATATTTGCTTGCTGAGTTTGCAGCTTTTAAAGCTTTTGAATTGTCTGCCATGATTATGTCCTATCCAAAGGTATCAGACCACTGCTCTGCGAAAGCGTCGTCTAAGTTGATTGAGTATCTTGATTCCATCTGAGACCTGGTAGCCCAACGGTTGTTGAGGTATGGAGTCACATTGGTATTTTTTTGAATCATTTCACGGGCACGTATGACCGCAAACCATAAAGCCATAACGCAGTCGGTAGGACCTTTAGAGTCTGGCTTCCACGTGATGAGTTGTTGTACTAAGGCTTTGATGCCTTCGCTACCATCGCTAGATGGGAGCTCAATGAGGTTGTTCTTCTGGTGCTTCTCGTCTCGCATTGTTCCGAATAACGCTGACATAGAAGCCACGCCGAATGTAGTGTCCCATTTGTTCTTGCCGGTGAAGTGAGAGTTAAGTCTAACTCCTCGCCCTGCGAGCCAGTTCCGTAAATCTTCGTCGAGTTCAAAGGCTTTCTGGAATGCGTTGATCTCAATACGAACCTCTTGAGGTCGGTAACGTTCAACGTAAGCCTCAATAGCAGCCCGTATCTTTTGGTAGTTACCTTCTGCCATGTTGAGACAATCGAGAACATAAATTTTTCCATCCGCTTTGTTATAGGTAAGGGCAACGAGCGCAGTCTTACCAGCGATGGCTGGGTCCATACCAACAATGGTGTAACCCTCTAAGTGGTTAGGGTGTCCTACCGCTCCAGGCTTTAAAGGTCCGACTCTTCTAGCCCCGTTTGTGCTTCCCTGTACCAAGGCTGGAGGGAAGACGGAATCTTCCTGGATGTCTTCTTGCTGATAGACGAGAGCCCACGTGCTAGGTGTAACTTCTGAACGACGCTTAAATAAGGAAGGACCATCCCATTTTGGATAGTAACCAGCTTCATTGGCTGGGATGTCTTCGTCCCCGTCCCACGGGACGTCGCTCTCTTTCCAAAGAGTCGTCCAGTCTTTCGGGTCATCTGAAAATTGAAGAACCGCAGGCATGCCCATGTAAGTAAAAGGGCTACGACCACCTGACCAGTGCTTAGGATTTCTGAGTTCTTTATACAGGTCATTGGCTGCAATTCGCGTCCCGACTACTAGCAGTTTACCGTTCTTGCCTAGACGAGTGATAACTTCTTTTTGTAGCCAGTTAATTTGCTTGTCCCATTCATGGGCGTTGGCTGTGGTAATCACGTCGTCTAGAATAATTAAATCGGCGCGAGCGCCGTAAATCTGTCCACCCATACCGAGTGCTTGGATGGTAGGGTCCTTTTCGCTGGAGTTACGCGCATCGCCCCCAAGGTATACCGTGTCAGTTCGCCAAGTGTCTGCGTCTTGTTTCCAGCCACCCTCAGGTCCATAAGCATTCTGGAGCTTAAGCCATCTTGGATGCGACAAGCGCTGCTTGATTGCGTACACGAATTCACGTGCTTTGACTAAGGTCTTCGAAACTACGATGATTCGAACGTTAGGGTCTAGAGCGATGCGGTAAGTCGAGTAGTTCACCGTGATGACGGTGGACTTGGCATGTTCCGGTGGTACGTTGACCAGGAGCCTATGCCGTTCTGCTGGCTCATAAATCATGGACTCATGAAGCCAAGAAGGTTCCCGTCCCTCTAGTAGGTCTACCCAATCTTGATGATGGGGGAAGACTGTCTGCCCTAAAAAAATTTTTGAAAATTCTGAGAAGTTTAGGTCCTGCTTGTCCTTGCCAATGCTCGCCAACGAAGTTGACTCACCTCGCTCCTTCGCTTCGGCTAAAGCCTTTGCGAAGTCCGAGTCACGCAGTAACCACTGACGGATAGTATCTGGCTTCTTGTTGACTGCCGTCATAGCTTGGTGGGTGGTTGCCCCAGCCTCTACAAGGGATAGTACTTTCTCTTTTGCCTCGGCTAGAGCCTTTACTTTGAAGTGCGTCTCACCCTTGCCAAATCCATTTCCTGCCATTATTGTCCCTTGAGTAGGTAGTACTTTCCCGCGGCAGCAGTCTGTATAACTACTGTACTGTAACTGTATGAGCAGGCTATATAAAAGCCTGCGAATACAGGATTAAGAACTTTCTGCTCTATACTGTATTAATCCGTTCAAACAGCCATTACGAACAGATTATTTAAAACTTTCTTTAAAGTGTGACTAAGGTCACCAGAATACTGTACAGAATTAGACATTCAGGGCAAAGGTGTCACTATACCCCCAAAAAATTATAGGGTGAGTACGAGTACACTGGACAAGCCCGACTTAATAACCACCGGGTCAAGTGACCGGCTGTCGGTCTGTGGCTGGCTGGCTGTATAGCACAGCGTGCTGGACTGCAGACAGTATCCCCTCTCACCTCTGCGCCCTGTGGTTCGAGCGCCTCTGCCTTGGGGAAAGGATTAAATCCAAAACCCAGCAAGGCTTTCGTGAACTGTAAAGTCGGATAAAGCAAAAGCCCGACTTGACAGTTCTATCTCAAGCCTCGCGGTCTGAGCAGTGGATTCTGAAGTGTAGTAAGAATCCAGATTGGAGTATGTAATGTTGAAAGCGTGTCTGAAATGTAAAGATGAGTATTATGGTAATTCGTGGGGAATCGAATCTGTGTGCTTCTATTGTTATTTCGGAGCAAAAAATGTCCAATGGAAACCTGAATGGGATTTAGAATTAGAAAGGAATATGTAATGTTCACCCTTACCAACCTAACTAAAATATACGAAGGTATGTACCGTGCTGACTCCTTGCCTTGTCCTCGGTGCCAAGGAGTCGGAACAATAGAAATAGAAGGACGTCAAGTCTTTATGTATCATCAAGGGGCTCCTGTCCAAGAAGTGCTTTACAACTTCGAACCTGAGGATAGAGAACGCTTTATGACTGGCTTCTGTAATAAATGCTGGAGTATAATGATGGAGGATGACTACGAACAATCGGACCTAAATCCTTTGAACTGGTTGTCCCAAGATACAGAGGAGGACCTATGAGCCTAGGTATCAACGTAGAAACAACCTGCTCCAAGTGCCAAAATGCTATGGAGTTATTCGATGAACGCTGTATGGAATGCCAAGAGGTATTCGATAATCAGCAAACAATCCTTGCCCACGAAATTGTGGATGAAGGTAACATCCAGTACAAAAAGCAACTCAGTTGGCTACGTGATACGCCAAGCGGGCACGATTGGGTTAGTCCTCAGACCCGCTTAGAACGTCCATTCTTCAGTATCTATGCCTGCGACTGGATTGACGCAAGAGAGGAATTCCTCGAGCCAATAACCAAACTTGAGGATAGGTCCTATGAGCCAAGTGATGAGGCTATGCTAGAACTCATCACCATAGGAGCAAAAGAAAAAATCTGTAACTGGTGTAATCTTACGTTCAATTACAGAATGCTAGAATGTCCTACCTGCGAGATGGTAGAACAGGCAACTGCTCTGGAGCCTGCGGCAAAGCAGTTGCCAAATCAAGAAAACCAACTAACTAAGGAGAGAATATGACAGAAAAAATAATCGGTTTTCCAACTGTAGGAACCGGTATCATCAAGAATGTCCAAATCAAAACCGATTCAATCACAACTGCTAACGTCTCACTTCGGGGAGATGACGGTAAGTGTATAACAACAATGCCTCTAGTCTTTATCGACAAACCAATCGAGACAGAACTTGAAGGCAAAACAATTGTCTTTGAAGGACGTATTGTTACTCGCTTCGACCGTCGTCCTGGTATTGAAAATGCTAATCGCTACAAACCTTATACTCAAATCGCTGTAGATACGTATCGGGTGCTAGGATAAAGAACAACAGGCGGGTGGGCTTCGGCTCATCCGCCTTCTATTTTTTTTACTGCCGGGTACGTAGCAGACACAGTCTGTCGGATGTTCAACAAAACTACTACGAAAGAAGGTAAAAATATAATGAAAGATCATTGGATATGTTTTTATTCTGAATGTAATGAATGTAA